CTAAAACAGACTATACCGCACCAGGGGCCCGTAGAGGTAGAGGACGTAGATGCTGTTGGTCTGGTGGTAGTAGATGATGTCGAGCGGTGCCGTCTTGTCGAGGGGCGGGTTGGCGGTGGGGCCGATGATGAGGTGCGCGAAGTCGCCGTTGGGTTCGAAAATTTCCACGCGGTCATTGTGATAGTCGCAGACGTACACGAGGCCGTTCGGGTCCACGGCCACGCCCTTGGCATAGTCCAACTCGCCGCGGCCCGCGCCGAAATGCCCGTACGTCTTGAGCAGCACACCGTTGGTGCTGTATTTGAGGATACGCGAGCGGGAGTCGCTGACATACAGGTAGGTGGTGCGGCCGACGATGTGGGCGTTGATGGCGATGGGGGTGACTGTTTCCGTGGTCCCGGTCAGCAACCACTCGGCGACGAATTCGCCGTTGGAGTTGTAGCGGTAGACCGCGTCCTTGGTCTGGCCGATTACGTACAGGTTGCTGTCGGCGTCCGCCGTAAGGTCAAGCGGGGTGAGCACGCGGGGAAAGATGCTGTAAGTGGCCTTGATATTGCCGTGGAGGTCGCATTTGTAAATGGTGCCATTGCCGCGCAGGACGTAGAGGTAGCCGTTGGGGGCGACGGTCAGGGCGATGGCGCCGGGCAGATAGGTTTTGATATTTCCATGCGTGCCCCAGGTGTTGAGCACCTTGCCTTCTGGCGAGAATTCGAGAATATTTCCCAGACCCGGGTCGGCCACCCAAATGTGGCCCTGGGCGTCCTGCGACACGCTGGAGGGTCTGCTGAATTGCTGGAACGGAGTGAGTCCGTAGGCGCCGACGAAAGTGACCTCGGCGTGGGCGGGTTGGGCGACGGCCCAGGTCAGCAGCGTGGCGGCGAGCAACGGCGTGAGGGAGCGGAGCGAGAGGGTAGAGCGCATGGTGGGGGAATAGAGGGTAAAAAGATGGGAGCGGGACGTCAGCCGCAAAATTCCCGGCGTGACCGTGGAAACAGCCGTTAGAACGCCACCCGGGACAGCCCCCGCCAATTCGCCAGCCTAGTCGGACCGGGTTTCGGCAGGTGGGTTTGGGAAGGCTTTAAGAAGCCTTAAGAGACCTGAATTGCCCCGAAGAAATTGACCGGCGGGGTCGTTTTGGGGGCCAGGGCGAGGTTTGGGACGGAAATCATGAGCGGAGGGGCGATGGAAGAATGTTTGGGACGGAATTTAGGGCGCAGTGACCGGTTTTAGAGGACAGGAAATAACGTCTTTTAGAAAAGGAAAGGAAAATTATTGGCAAATGGTTTTGGCACTGGCGCGGCGGTGGCGCATAGAGGCGCGCTGGCAGGCGCGGCGTTGGATGAGACGCAGCCGATAATAGCGGCGCATGTAGATGCGGCGGTCGTGGTGGCTGGTAATCGGGCGTGGACGCACGGCGGCCACGGGACGACAGGAAGCGGTCAGGGCCTGGACCTGTTCGCGGGTGAGGCCGATGGCCTGGAGGGCCGGATGCATGGGTTAGAAAGGATCGTCGGCGCGGGCGGCGAGAGCGGGGATTTCGGAGGGGGAATCGAAGGGGCGGTGGAGAGGTGGGTTGGTTTCGAGTTTCGAGATGGAGGTTTCGAGTTGGCCCTCCTTCGCTAAAGCCGCGGAGGGGGCGGCGCGGGAGTGGCCGGCGGTTTTGCGCATGACCTGGTCGTAGCGGTACATCAGGGAGGACATGACTTTCCAGCGGGCGAGCGGGGTGGTGTCGGCGAGGTCAATGATATGGGCGGGGGTGGCGCCGACGCGGCGAAAGAGGTAGAGCAAATAACCATCGCGGCCGGGACCGCGATGGACGGCCTCCTGCGGGCGGCCGAGGGCGTCGAGGTGGGCGGCCATGCGATCCAAGACAGCATCGGCGACGTAACGCCACCGGGTGTAATCCTCGTTGAGGGCGGCGATCTGGGCGGTGAGATCGGCGGGTTTGGACCAGGAGAGGAATTCGGCTTTGACTTTTTTGAAGAGGTCGAGGGTGAGGTATTTGGAGGAGAGCGGGGATCCGTCGGGGTTCACGGCGCCGGCGGCAAGATGAATGGCGCCGCGTTCGCGCTGCCATTGCTCTTCAGTAACGGCGCGGCCGAAATTGCGCAGGGCGGCGCGGGCCTCGGTGGCGAGAGCCCAGTAGTGGTTGTTGGCGGCACGGGTCACGGGGGGAATGATGAAGGCAGAAGGATGAAGGATGAAAAATCAGGAGGCGGGCGTGGAGGGCGGAATGGGGATAGTTTCCAAGGAAGGGGAGGACGGGCGGGTGAATTGTTCGATTGCGCGATGATCGAAATGATCTTCGGCGGATACTAATTTGGCATTGGGGAAGGGGGTGAGGGTGACGCGGCCAGCCATGACGGCGGCATTGAGAAAACGCGCCTCCCGGCTGGCGATTTCATGGCTTTGATAAAAGCGGGCGGCGCGATAGACGAGGGACCACTCATTGTTATCCTCACCACCGGAAAGAGAATTGAATCCGGCGAAATAGAATTGGCGCCCCTCGATGATTTTGGAGACGACGAAAAACTCATGAGTCTCGGCGCGCACGTCGAGGGGGTCGCGGTCGCAGCGGCGTTTATCGAGGGCGGCGCGGTGAAGGGAATCGAGTGCTTTGCTCATGGGAAAAGGGGAGATTAAAGGGTGCCGGTGTCGGCGAATTTTTGGAGGGCGGAGAGAAAGCGGGCCTGTTCGGCGGGAGGAAGGAAGTCGAAATGGCGGAGGCCGGCTTTAATCCGGTCGAGGAGGAGACGAACTTCGCGCTGAGTGAATTCGTGGGTTTGATCGTCGGAGAAAATGATGCGAAGGCGGGGCGCCGGCGTGACGAGTTGGAGGGTGATGGTGGTGGACATGGGGGGAAAGTGTTTTAGTCGGTTAGTCCCTCGTCCTTGGTCAAAGAAGAGTTTTCTGCCGCTGCGCCGCCTGCGCCGCCGGGTTCAGCCACAAACACTCAATGCGCGGCCTCTTCGGTGCCTTTAAAAGTTCAGTCGTCATGCGCTCACCAGACCTTTCTTCTCCACCACAGCCAGCTCGGGCGCGGCTAAAGAGAGGAGGTCGGCATCAATCTGAAGAAGATAATCGCCGACCGTCCCGTCCTGCTTGAAGCCGAGCGATTTCAACCAGTCCAACCCTCCCTCGGCACTGCCGGAAGCCGTCCGGAAAAATCGCAAATCCTGGTCTCGGTAAGCCAGGGCCATCGAGGCGAGCAAAGCGGTCATTACACCCTGCCGGCGGAACTGCGGAAGGGTATAAACCCAGTTGATTTGAATCAAATGCTGGGTCGTCCAATGGTAAAATATGAGCGCAATTGGAAACGGCGCATCTTCGTGGATCGCCAGTAATTGCCGGCAGCCGGCGATGCCGGTTTCGCCGTAAACGAAACCCAATTTAAGAGTGCACTTTTTCATGGCGCGCCCTCCGGAGCCTTGGCGAAGGAGTTCATGGGTTAGGGCCGATAGGGCCAAGGCGATTTTTCGCCATTTCGACAAGTTCATCCGCCTCGCGTTTCAGCCGTTCGGCGGCCCGCCGCTTCTCCGCCGCCTGCTGGAGTGGATTCCCATCTAATTCCTCCGCAAAATCATGGACGGCGCGCGCGAACGATTCGTGAGTAAGGGCGAATTTCCCCGCCCCATGCGTCGAACAAGATACGTCGTAATATGATTCTCCGTAATCTTTTCGATACGAGGCCTCTATTTCAATGGAGTGCGCAGGCAACCCCAAAGCGCGGATGGCTGCCAGCTTTGCCGCCAGCCATTGATGCACCTCATCCTCGCTGATTAGTTCCAGAATCGCCCCGTTCGGCACAGATATTTTATGTCGTGTACTTGGCTTCATTTTAGGCTTTGGTTATGATTCAATTTTTTCAAACATCCGGAAACTCCCGCACCCGCAAATCCTCCGGCCACTCCGCCGGATCGCCGCCCTTTTTGTCGGTTAAGTTCAGCGACATTAGCCGCCGGCAGTCATTGAAAATCTTTACCATCTCAGGCGTAACCTCATCACCCGAAAATTTCTTGTGAGCGTCAGGAACACCATCGGCTGCCGCGGAATCGTACGGGCGACTCCCCAACTGCTTCACAAAGCATGGCACCCGCGCATCCCGACACTGCCGCACGATGTCCCGAATCCACTCCACGTTACACGGCCGCGCCCCCGGCCCGCTCTCCCCGCCCACGATCACCCAGTCAATCCCGCACGTCCCGAGTTCTTCCTCCGCGCCTCTGCGCCTCTGCGCGAGTTTCAGGTCAACTTTTTCCAACAACGGTTCGACCGATAGAAACCGCACCTTCGCCGGAATCTTCAGCAACGCCGGCACCCGCTCCTCCGCCCGCTGCTGATCCTCAACCGACGTGCCCACCCAAATGTTGTCGGGCGGCCGATCAGTTTCATACCACCGTCTGAGCCAGACGCGAAGTTCATGGTATTCTTCCCATTTCTTGCAGTCATTCTCGATGTCAAAAAATGCACCTTCAGCCCGATTGACCAGCTCCCGCCACTTCTCCGGCCTTTTCGTCAGCAACAGCCAATCCAGATTCGGCGTCCGCCGCACCACGTCCAGAAACCGCGCCCGCTGCGCCGCCGGCACCGCCTCGTCCAGCCAGTCCATGCTCGACGGAAACACCCGCGGGCGGACGCTCTCTGGCCTGTGCAGACACCGCTGGCTCACGATGGGGAATATGTCTTTTTTCCAACCCCTAAACCCGCACCCCGGACACTCCCGAAACTTCCCCGTCGCCGCCTGCTCGTTCAACTTCAACGCCGCCGCCTCGAACCCCGCGATCTCCGGCCGCAGTGCCCCAGTGCCCTTCGGACTGCCCCAGTGCCGGCCGCCAAAAAACCTCCGGTCCATCGCCTCGGCATAGCAATGCACGCACCCAGGCGACACCCGGCTGCATCCCCGCCAGGGATTCAGCGTCACATCGCACCATTGAATGGAAGTTGTTTGGCTCATGGCGCGTCCTACATAGCCCCGGGCGTCAGTTTTTGCGCCTCGGCGAGGGCGGAGACTTTCGCCTGGCGGCGAGGCGGCTGATCTGGAGAACGAGGGAAAGGCGGGAAGAATTTTTAGCCACCCTACTTCGTGCCGCTGAGCGGGACTTTGAAGGGCAAGCAAAAGACACAAAAAAAGGACGGGAAAATGGAAGACGGTCAGGCGGCGGCGGAGGGCGCGGCGGGATCGTCGGCGGATTCGGAATCGGCGTGCTTGAGGAGGGTATCGGCGAGTTTTTCGAGATCGCCGGCGAGGGGCTGGATGACAGGCTGATCGCCGAGGCCGGAGACGGTAACGCCGAGTTTGCGGAGATCGGCGGGAGAGAGGCCGAGGAGGGCCTGCTTGCGGGGAACGAGCTTGGTCTCGATCAGTTCGTCGAAGCGGTCGGGAAAGTGCTTGCGGACGAGATCGGCGACGCGCTCGCCGTTTTTGAAGGTGACGCGGCCGGCGCCGACGCGGAAGCCGACGCGGATGCCGGAGATAGCGAGAGTGCGCTGCTTGACGAAGTTGGCGCGGGCGGCGGCGAGGGCGGCTTTGAGGGCGGCGCGCAGCTCGATGGTTTTGGCGAGGGCAAAGCGAATGCCGGGAAGATGGGCGCGGAAGAGTTCGCGCTGAGCGTCGCGGTGGGCGGTGGTTTTGCCTTCGAGGACGGCGTAGGCGTCGGCGTAGGATTTGGCGGCGGCGAGGACGGCCGCGAGGGCGGGGGAGTTTTCTTTTTTTAGTTCCATGACAGGATCGAGTTTGGAGTTTCGAGGAAAAGAGTTTTTAGCCACGAAGAGGCGCAAAAATAATCAGACGATGCCGCGTTCCAATTTGGCTTCGTCATAGGCGCCGTTGAGTTCAGCCATGAGTTCGTTGGAGCCGCCGTCAATATCAGGATGGCGGGAAGCGGCCAGGGAGCGGTAGTGCGATTGAATTTTCTCCGGGGAAGCGTCGGGATTTACCCCGAGAACTTTCCACCAAGGCTTTTGCGCGATGCTGCCAGTGAGGAGGGCGACATACCCAGCGAAGGCGCGTTCGATGGTGCCGACGCCCCAGCGTTCCTGGCCGCGCAGCGATTCGATATGCTTGGCGAGCGCCCAGAGGTTGTCCTCCACGCGATTCCATTTATCACACGGCATCGCGTAATTTTTGCCCTTGAGGATGAAATACACGCAGACGCCCTTGTCTTTCGGGGCCGCGCCGAGGGCGAAATTACTGGAGAGGTTGATGTCCTGAGCGCCCAGAAGAATGAGTTCCTTTTTGAGTTGTTCGAGCGCGGCGTAGGGCGTGCGTTCGCCGAAGCGCGACGACTCCGGCGCGGCCGTGCGCGGCCAGCCAGCGGGCCAGGAGAGCGGGTAGGAATTGGTTTTCACGGGCCCGGTTGTTCCCAGCCGGTGGCGGGGGTGGCGGCGTTGAGTTCGATGGTGAGGTGAGCGCGGACGAAGTCCTCCCAGGCGAGCGGGCGGCCTTCCTTGGCGGCAAATTTCTTGCCATAGCGGACGCGCTCGGTGATGGCTTTGAGGCCGGAATCCTTGCTCATCGCCTTGAGCAGGGCGAAGGGCTGTTCGGAACTATCACCGACGACGACGCGGTCGCGGGGTTTCGGAAATTCGAGGCCGTGATGGAGGAGGATGAGGCGGAGGTCTTCGACAGTGGGGGCGGAGAGTTGAAAGCGGTGGACGCCCCGGCGGAGCATTTGATCGAGTTCCTTTTTGCGCTCCTGCTCGTAAAATTTGTCACGGCCGAGATCAGTGGAGCAAAGCACGAGGCCGAAACCAACGCGGTCGTAGAGTTCGCGAATGGCTTCGATGCAGGCGAAAAAGCTCTCCTTGCGGTAGGTGTTCAGCAGGAGATGGACCTCGTCGAGGATGACGCACATATCGGGCGCGAGTGCGCCGAGGAGGCCGCGGCGCATTTTCGGGAAGGAGGCGTGCGGAGACTGGCCGACGGCGCGGCACAGGGCGGCAAATAGTTCGTTGAGGCCGCCGACGGCGGGGATGCGAACGTAAGGCGTGAGGCCGTGGTTTTCGGTGAGGTGCTTGTAGGTCAGGGCGCAGCTTTTGCCGACGTGAGACGGGCCGTAGAGCGGGACGGGCGTGCGCGATTCGCGGGCGAAATCCACGGCGAGGAAGACGCGGCGGGTGGACGGGGTGACGACGAAATCCTTTTCGTTAAAGGAACTGGCCAGGTAGGAGCGCTGCTCGCGAAGCCATTGTTTGACGGCCTTGAGATTTTTTTCGGAGAGGTCGATGCGAGTGCCGTTGTCGGGGTTTTTGTAAATACCCTTACAAAACTGATAAACGAGATTTTGGGAGAAGGTGTAGGATTTGCCATGAATCCGCTTGCCGGTGGCTTCGATTTGCGCCGCGAATTCGGCGCGGGTGACCTCGCGGGTCTGGCAGAAGAGGAAGGCTTCGGGGAAGATACGGCGGGTTTCGTCGCAGCAATGGGCGATGTTGGCGCGCAGTTCGGAGAGGGAAATGGCCCAGGTGGCGCGGACCTGGTTGTTGGCGACGGGGATCGGAGGAGTCGGCGCGGCGAGAGCGAGATCGGCGGATGAATTAACCGCCTGTTCGACGGGACCGGCGACGCGAGGATCGGATGATTCGGGGGTGCTCATAAGGGAAGAAAGTGCTCTAGTGCCAAGTGTTCTAGTGCTTAGTCATTAAAGAGATCAGGTTTTGGGAGCATCCTGCGCTTTAAGGCCTTTGGCGATGAGCGCACAGGCGAGGATCAAAAGAGAAAGAGTGTAGATGACGAAGAGCGCCGCGAAAAAAAGCAGGAAGAACAACTGAAATCCGGTTTTAATCGGGCGCTCATCAAAGAGGTAGGTGAACGCCAGGAACTGGAGAATGTTGATATTCAGTGATGCTAAGTCTGAAGCGGTGGGGTTCATGGGTGGTTCAAGGAGTTAGAGGAGATTGGCAGGGTCGAATGGGGTCGGCCCTCCTTCGTCCGGCGGTGGCCGCAGTTCGGAGGGCGACGGCGCGGCGAGAACGGCGGCGTCGGCGGCGAATTGGGCGGCGGCGCGGGTAGCGGCGGCGCGGCGGCGCGACTTGACGGCGGTTTCGCCGGCGGACATGGCGGCGCCGGCGGCGGCGGCGCGGGCGAAGACGGCGTCGTTGTGGGCGCGGCCGGCGGCGTAGCGCTGCTCGCGCGGGGCGAGGTAGGCGGCCGCTTCCTGCGCGGTGCGCATCCGGTCGCGGTGGATGGCGCCGCCGCGCCGGTGGAGTTCGTCGCGGTCAAGGGGGTGGACGCGACCTTTGCGGGCGACGACGCCGACGTAGGCGAGTTCGGCGGTGAAGAGGTGGACACAGTCGCGGTGATCGGGAATGGCGCCGACGAATTCGCGGCCTTCGTTGGCATCGGCGGTGAGGAGGGGATGCTTTTCCTCCCAGAAGACGACGGGGTCGTTTTCCAAGCCACGGACGGTGATTTCGCCGCGGCGGATGGTGACGGGGCGGCGGTCGGCGTAGAGCGGGAGGAGGGCGGCCGGCGGCGGTTGGACGAGTTCGATGCCGCTGAGCAAATCGGCGAGGCGTTCGGCGGGGGCTTCATGGCGCGGGTGCGGGCGGCAGAGTTCGCGCTCGGGCGGCGGGAGGGCGGCGAAATCGGCGGCGGCCAGCCAGCCGCGGGCCGGGTGCTGGTACTCGAAAAGGGTGCGGAAGCCTTGAAGGGCGTGGCGGGTGCGCCAGTTGAGGCGCGTGACGACCTCGCCGACGACAAGACCGGCCTGGGCGGCGGTGAGAAACGGGAGCCAAAGATCGCCGGGGTCAATGCCGGCGGCTTTGGCCTGTTCGAGGAGGGCGAGGGCGTAGGAGGCGCGTTTTTCGAGATCGCCGGGGTTGAGGTCGTAGCGCCGGCCGGTGGCGCCGTCGAGGTGGGCGAGCGCGCCATGCAGCTTGCGGAAGTAGGCTTCGATCCAGCCCTTCATCCAGGGCTGGCCGCCCTGTTCGAGGAAGCCGCTTTTAAGGAGCTGGCGGCGCATGGTGCCGGTGGTCTCGAAGACGAGGCGGTCGCCGAAGACGGCGGCGAGGTCCGACCGATCCTGGCCGGTGAGGGCGGCGACGGCGGATTCGAGGAGGAGATGGACCGGCCAAGGGGGAAGGCCCCAGCCCTCCAGCAGGCGAAGGAGAAGAAACCGCGTATCCGATTTCGTGATGGGCGTTCGGGTTTCGTCCTGGCGCTGCCAGCGGGGCTTGAGGCCAAAGTTGACGATGTGCCCGGTGGCGACATCGAGGGCGAAGAGGGCGTTGACGTAGCCGACCTGGTAGTCGCCGGGGGCGACCTCAAAGACGGTCTGGAGGTCGAGGCGAACGTCGTCGAAGGTGAGCAGCTCGAAGGGGCGGAGTTTCGCGCGGTCGCGGAGGAGTTGGGGGAAATCGCCGTGGGCGGCGAAGAAGCCCTGCCGCATGAGGGTGCGGACGGCGCGGCGGCGCGGCAGGTAATTGCGGAGATTGCGCTCGGACCAGCCGGGAGGAGTGTCGCCGGGGCGCTCGATGAGGCCGGACGGGAGCGGGGAAGACGGACGATGCTTGCTCCACCAGAGGGAGAGGCGCCCATAGCCCGGGATGGCCTCGTCAGCGAACCACGCCTGGACGAGGCGGGCGCGGGCGGCGGCGACGGCGTCGGCGCGGCTGCTTTCGCCGACGAGGCCAATCCAGAAGGCGAGGAATTCGCGCGGGGGCTTGGCGGCGGGGCCGCAGCGGGCGTAACGGTGAAGGAGGGCGCGCCAGTTGCGGCCGGCGTTGAGCCAGGCGTAATAGTGCCTTAAGAGAGTTTGCAGCGACCACGAGCCGGGGCGGGCGCGGTGGGCCTGGGCCTCGCGGTGGGCGCGGGCGCGGAGACTGGCGCCGCGCGCGCCACGCAGCCGCTCACAGATGGCGAGCAAGGCGGCAACGCGGGAACGCTCCCCGGAGGGCAACGCGAACCATTCGGGCAGATCGGATTCGGGGAGGGCGGGGAGCATAGGGGAAGGATGAAGGCAGAAGGAGGAAGGATGAATTATGAAAAATTCAGGGAGAATCCGTAGTCCTTGGTCGCGGTGAAAGGACGGCCCTAGAATTTGGGCGGGAGGGTAACGATGGCGACGGGTTCCTTGGTGCAAATCGTGAGACCGCGCTCTTTGAAGAAGCGCGCGGGAATGTGTTCGCAGGCTTCGGCGACGGCTTTGATCGGCAGTCGGCGCCCCTTGGGGGTGGCGTTGAATTCGCTGGCGGCGCTGAGCAGACTGGCTTCGATGGTGGCCGGGGAAAGATTCTCGGGGATTTTGACGACGAGACCGGCTTCGTCGTGGAGTCGGATGATGACGAACTGTTTTTTCTCGGGAGGGCCGCGGTCTTCGTCAACGAGGGCGGCGAGTTCTTCGTTGAGGTCGGCCAGGATTTGGGCGACGACGCGAACGTCGGGGAGGTTGCGTTGCAAGACGAGTTTGACGAGGTCGAGGTCGGGGGATTTGGGCATGGGAGGGATGGTTGGCGGTTTCGAGTTTCGGGTTGGAAAATTAACCGCAGAAGACGCAAAGGGCGCAAAATCAGGAATAGACGCCGGAGGAGAGGTCGCCGCGAAAAGGCGGGAGAAGGCACAAAAAAAGTCAGCCGGCGGACTGGCCGGTGACGGCGGCGCGGATGGTTTTGGCTTCGGCTTCGAGGGCGGCGGCGTAGAGGAGAGCCTGGGCGGGTTCGAGGGTGAGGAAGAGGGGGTCCTCGCGGTATTGGCGGAGGTGGGCGATGGCGGATTCGAGTTCGGAGAAGAAGTCGGTCGGGGCGGCGTCGCGCTCCTTGCGCGGGAGGGGGGCGGGGGCGTCGGCCTCGCGGTCGGCCTGGTTGAGGAGGGTGAGGAGTTGGCGGAGGGACCAGCCGTCGGTGAACTCGGTGAGCCAGGCGATGGCTTCATCGCGGCCGGAGACGGTGAGTTCGACCAGGCGCGGGGCGGTCATGGTGTCGCCAGAGGCGCGCAACTCGTTGAGCCGGATGACGAAGTGGTGGTTGAATTGGAACGAGGTGAAGGAATCGAGGAGGCGACGGGCGACGAGCATGTACACCTGCGCACTGCGCTGACTCTCCCCTTTCAAAAGCGCAGCACCCGCTGCGCTTTTGACCGTTCCGTTGGGCCCGAGAACCGCCGTCGGGGCCGATTTTCTCAGACTGTCGTTACAAAACTGCTTGAAGGCGCCATGCGGGAGCAGGGCTTTTTTGGCGAGGAGGGCGATGCCTAGAAGCACGGCATAAACGGCGTAGCTTGAGCGGCAGCGCTCGGCGATGGTCTGAAGCACGATCACGTCATTCAATTGAATTTGGGCGCCGACGCGGGTAAGGGCTTCGACGAGGGTGCCGGTTTCGTTCCGCAAGGGAGTTTCGCGGGCCGAGGGAGCGACGACTTGGACGGCGGGGGTGGGGTCGGACATGGGGGAAATAGTTTCGCGTTTCGAGTTTGGGGTTTCGGGTTGGCCGCCAGCGAAGAAGGGTTAGCCGAGGGCGCGGTTCATGAGCCAGTCAATGGCGTGGCGACGGAGGATGCGAAAAGAGGGGTGTTTGCCGGACGCGCCGTTGCCGATGTCGTAGGCGATCAGGCGAAATTTAGGGTGGGGATTTTTGATGGCCTGGTAGATGGCTCGATCTTGAACTCCTGCAGCTTGGGCGACTTCCTTGACGCACAAGTTTTCTTTGTCGGGCCGGAAGAGCGCCTCGAAGTCGGCGCGGATGAGGGCGCGGGTGGCGCCGGAGGTTTTGGGCATGGTGGTGGTGAGTTTGGGGTTTGGGTTCAGGTGAAAGTATCGAAGTCCCTCGTCCTTGGTTCTTAGTCCGTGGTCGCTAATATTTGAGCGGGGTGAAAGTCGGGGGCGTGGGAATGCCGGGAGTTCCGGGCCGAAAGACGATCAGCTTCCCGGCGCCGGGCGAGACTGAGAGGCCAGGGCGGCGGGAGAGATCGAGGAGTTCGGTTTCGCGGGCGACGCGGCGCAGGTGGGCGTTCCAAATGAGCAACCCGACGGCGGTGGAGAAGAGGAGGCCGAGGCCGAAGCCGATTAAAAAAGGTTCCATGGGGAATCGGGGTGAATGGAAAAAGAAAGAGGACTTAGCGCACCGCGGTTTCCAAAGATTCAATCTCGAGCTCGAGGTTGCGGAGATGAATGCGCGATTTTTCGAGCGCTTCCTCTCTCACAGCCACCTCCGCACGGGCGTCGCCGACGCGTTCGCGTAGCGCAATTAGACGGCGAACCGGCGCGGAAAAAGGAAGGGTTTCGCAAGCGGTGCTCATGGCATCGCGGGGGTGCGGCGTTGAAATTGGGCGAGGTAGGCGCGGTAGCGGCGCAGATATTCCGGAGAGACGGGGCCACCGGACTTGACGACGCGGGGCCAGCGGCCCTGGGCGATGGCGTGCATGGTGCCCAGCGAGACGCCCAGATGCTGGGCGGCGTGGACGATGCCCTTGGGGTATTTCCCCGGGGCGCGGAGTTTTCTCTTGGCTTTCGGCATGGCGGGTGGGTAGGTTGACGAGGCTTTTGGCTGAAACTATAGGCAAAACTATCCATAAACGTTCAATCGTCAATATCTTTTTTTGAAAATATTTTGCCCATGACTTTCCCCGAGAAACTACGCTCTTTGATGGAACGGCGCCGCCTCACGCAGACGGGTTTAGCAGGGGAATTGACGGGTTTCGGACTGGCGGTGACTCACGCGACAGTTGGCGGGTGGCTCCGCGGGCGTCAGCCGCACCCGAAAACTCGCCACAAATTATCGGAGTTCTTTAAATTAACCGAGCCGGAATTGTTTGACGACGAGGTTTCGTTGCCTGATTTTAAGGATTGGCTGCAGCAATTGGAACGGCGACGGGCGCAGGCGGCGCAGCGATTCCCGGGCGACGAGGAGGCCGCGCAACGATTTTTGGAACAAGCCGTTTTGGAAGACATCGCGGGCGGCTGGCGCGGCGATTTGGCCGCAAGATTGCGAAGGGAAGCGAACGCGCTGCGGGAACAGGCGGTGGCGCTCGACGAGCGAGCGAATAGTTTTGATCCGCACCAACGGCGACGCAGCGGGGATGAGGGAACACACGCGCCGAGCTATCCGATGCCGCGGCCCACGCCGAAAGAGCGCAAGAAGCTGGCGCGGCTGGAGGACGCCGGGAAGGCTTGACGGGGAGCAGCGGGAAGGAATATCACGACGAGATGAAATGGTTGATTCGGATTAGCATGATGGCGTTGGCGGTGGGATTATATGCCGACGCGCCCTCCCTGAATCCGAAGGGCGAATTACCCGCGCCGACCTTCGAGGAACGGATCGAGCATGAGCCATTTCGGGTGGCGGAGACCGGATCGGCCGAATTTCCCAAGGCGACGCTGCTACGTATTTTTGACCGGTTTCGACATCAATATTCGCTGAACGCAACCGGCGAGCTGAAATGGAGGGCGGCGTCAGCCTTCGCGCCCGGAAACACCGTGCTACTGACGGGCACGATCTTTCAATCGTTGGACGGGGGAAAGTTTTTATTAAAGACCGGGGAGACGGATTCCGGCGACATCCTGGTGTTGGTGCAAGGGGGGGATGATCAGGAAGTGGACGGGCAGCCGGCGGAAATCTACGCGACCCTGACCGGCCATTATGATTACGCGAATGCTCTCGGGAGCAACCGGCGCGTTCCCCTTTATACCGTTTTCGATTTGCCGCCGGAGGGCTGGGAGGACAATGGCGCGACGCACGAGCAATTCGTGGCGTGGCTGAAGGCGGGAAAGACGTTCCCGGTCTATGAATTTTATGACCGGGATTCCCGTCAGAGTGGCGGGATGGGATGGGTCTATGGAGACTCCATGCAGCATCAAAATCCCGACAAGAAATATATCACCAGCGACGGGGAGCCGGACGATCCAGGAACCGAGAGGGTGATTCGGATTTGGAATGTGGAGTGGAACTGAACGTCATCCGATCCAGCGAAAATCCAACAAACCAGGGAATGAATCTGACGCGGGAGGAGTTCGATAAATTAACCCCGCGCGGGAAACGGTGGGTGTTGGAAAAGCTTTCGCCGGAGGAATTGGCGGAGATGCTGGGGGCGGAGGGGAAAGAGGAGGTGAGAATGGTCGCACCAACAGCTGTCATTCCCCAGGGCGGCCAGGAAGTGCAGAAAGGATCGGAATCGGCCGATGACGAAGCGAATCCTGCGAACGTTTTATTGCTACTCGGCATTATTTTCCTGCCGCTGATTGGCTTGATCGCTTTTCTGATGACAGTGAACGATCAGCGGCGGCGGCAAAACGGGATGCTTTATCTGGCAATTGCAATCACGATGACGGTCGTCTGGACGGTGATTTTCGTGATTATGTTTTCGAGCACGAATTGAGAAAACGACGCCCGGACAATTGAGAATAGCCGGGAACCCCGATCGGGAGGGGTGGGTAATACCCCATTGTCTCCGCGTATCTCCGTTTGTCTCCGTGTGGCGATTTTTAAGACAGAACGCAGAACCGTGGTAGAATGGGCGCTTCCCCTCCTACGTCCCGCTGAAGCGGGACTGCGGAGAGCAAGCCGATGCCCCCCCCGGAAGACCAGCCGAAGCCCGACACCAGCGCCGATCCCGCCGCGAGCGGGACGCGCTTCCCGAACGCCGAGCAGAGCGAGGCGCGGGGATTGGGGCCGGTGTGGCGGGAAACCTTCGAGCGGCTGGGGCTGCGGGTGGTGACGCACGCGGGGGACATCGTGTTCTTCGGTGGGCGCGGGCAGTTCGAGCACCTGTACGAGCAACTCGGCGCGGCGCTGGGGCATCTGGAGCCGCCGGGGACGCGGCTGGACGCGGCCGCGGTGGGGAAGGCGCTGGGGCGGATCGAACTGCTGGCGGAGGAAGCGCTGCGGGAGGCGCGGCGCGCGTCGGCGAAGGCGGCGGCGCGAATTAAATTTTTGCTTTCCCCGGCGGCGCCTGCCGCCGAGGGAACCGCCGCCGGGCCCACGCCGACTTCGGTGCTCATAGCGAAGCCGGCGACACCGGAGGCCCGACAGAGCCCCGGACTCGCGGGAAAACCCCGCCTCGGGGTGGGCGGGGGCGAAGGGACGGCGGCGGCAAATTTGACCGGGAAAAGTTACGCGTTGAAACGCCGGCCGCACCGCACGGGGGAAGAATGGCGCGCGCTGTTCGACGCCTGGGTGAAGAGCGGCCAATCGGTGTCGGCGTTTTGCAACCCGCGGGTGATCAATCCGGCGACTATCTCGGTCGGGTTCAGAAAATTATTTCCGCAAGCCTACGCCGCGCAACAGGACCGACTCGGGCCGTCTGCGGCCGCAATGCGGAAGTCCTGGGCGCGGAAGAGAAGCGCCTGAAGTTTTCCCCCGCAAGAACACCCACCAACCCTCATGGACGAAAATGTCAGCGTCAGCGGCGATCCGGTTTCGGCAGTGGCCGGAGCGGTGGGCGAGGTGGCGGGCGCGGTGAAGCAGGTGGGGGCGGACGAGCAGACTTCGGCCGAGTTGAACAACACCGCCGAACAATTGACCGCCGCGGAAGCGACGCAACTCCAGCAGATGATTGACCAAGTGCTGGCGGACCAGGCGGCGGCGCAAGCGGGAGATCAGGCGGCCGTCGCGCGGTGCCGGGCGCGGCTGACGGGGGGCGCGGTTTGAGGAATGGCCACAAAAAAACCCTAAAAAAGGCATGAAGAATTTCACGCAACGAACGCCCCGCGCGCCACGCTATCAGGTGACGCGGCAGGGCCGGTCATTGCTGATCTGCGCGCTGGCGGAGCGAGCCGTGGCAACGCGGCGCCGGATTGCCGAACTCACCCAAAGCCTAATCGCTCCAAAGGGACCGCTTGGTCCGGCCGACCTCCCATGAAGCTCGACGACGAAATATTTGACAACGAGGACCTGAACGTCTGGGTCCTGCGGGGCTTGGCGCTGCTGGTCGCGGTGCTGTTTTTCGCGGTGATCATGTTGCTGGCGGCCGGGTGCATGGACACGGGGACGCGGGTGCCGGCGACGCCGACGCAGGGGTTGAGCAGCCCGCTGGCGCAGCAATGCACGCCGCACACCATCGGCCAGACGAAAGGCTGGCTCGTGCCGGCGGCGATGTACCCGGATTACGTCCGGCTGCTGAAGAAATACGCCGGGCGCGGGGCCGAGCCGGTGACGATTGACGGGGTGCCTTATGCGCACGACCCGCGGGACGGCTGGCGGTTCGGGCAGCGGACGGATTGGTGCGACCAGCAGACGATGGACCGCTGGATGATTTTGACCTCACTCGAAACCTGGGGGAAGGCGTCATGAATTTTCTCGTTTCGAGTTTTGCGTTTTGCGTTTCGAATTGGCTGCTGCTGGCGGAGAGCGGGTCGGAGCCGACGAGGGATGAAATGGCGACCGGCGCGGTGACGCTGGGCTGGGCCATCGGGGTAGCCTCGGCATTTTTGCTCGGAGTGCAGGCGTTCTTCTGGCTGCGGATGCAATTCGCCAAAGGCCACACGGTGCGGGTGGAGCAGCCGGTGATCACCGGGAAGGCGAAGGAGTACGCCGAGAGAAGCGAACTGAACGCGCTCTCTTTGGAGATGAAGAACTTCATGACGAAGATGGAGAATATCAGCGCCGAGGAAGCGCGGGCCGGGACGACCTCGCGCAAGGAGGTTTACCGCCGCTTGGATGACCACAACGCGAAGATCGCGGCGGTCGGCAAGGAAGTGGAGATCACCCGGCAACAACTTTTGCACATAGACGGCAAGCTCGACCGCCTGATCGAGCGTCCGGCCTAAACCCCATGCCCCCACCCGACACCGCCGAACAGAAGCGCATTTTGCGCGACTCGATCCTGCTGCAACTCCACGCGGTGCGGCCGGGGAAGCTGTCGGTCTTGTCGGTGCGGCACGGGCTGACGGTGCGGGCGTTCCACCTGAGCGACGCCGAGGTCGAGGCGGAGCTGGAGTATTTGGAGCAGCGGGGGTTCGTGAAGGCGCAGGCGGACCGGGTGTCGGCGGCGCTGACGCGGTGGGGGCTGACGGCGGAGGGTGTCGAATATTTGGAAACGGAGCGGCTGGCGTAGGAAGAAGTCAACGAACCGCCCCTGGTCCTTGGTCACGAACCAAAATCGAACCCCGGAATTATCCACCACAAAAAAAGCCAAAAGGCGCAAAACCAAAATCGCCTATAACGCACGGAAGACAATTTCGGCTACCACCCCACTCACTTTAACGACCGGTTTCACCAGACCCTCCTTAAACGAGGCTTAAGACCATCCCAACAACATAATTTTCGAGAGTCGCATTTTCAAAACCGACCGACGGGCGCGGCAAGCCTGCGCCCCTCCGCCAAGAGAAAAGATTTCACGCCACGGCCGCCCCGCCCGCGACGATCAACCCGAACCCCGAAACGCGAAACTAAAATGGCCCGAGCCAACAAAGCGCAGGCGCAACTGCCCGAACCGCAGCTTTTAAAGCTGCTGGAGGAGTTGCGCGCGCTGGCGGCGAAGCCGACGGGGAAGCAGATTCAGGAAGTGCTGGCGAAATACGGGGTGCGGTTGTCGGTGGACCGGGCGATCCATTTTCGGAAGACGACCTTCGAGGACTACCTGGCCGAGCTGAAACAGAAGCAGGCGGCGGCCGAGCTGGTGGCGCAGGCGACGGCGGGCGGGAAGAGCGCGACGGCGGCGGGGTTGGCGGTAGGGACGCAGCGGATGCTCGACCTCCTGACGGACCCGGGCGCGGAGGTGACGAACGAGGATTTGACGGCGTTCGTGTTCGCGCTGGCGCGGGCGAAGAAGGGCGACGAGGACCTGCGGGCGCTGGAGGCGAAGCTGCGGGAGAGCGAATCGCGGCTGAAGCTGCGGACGCGGCAGCTCGAAGAACTGGAGCGCAAGGAGGCGGAGCAGCGGGCGCGGGCGGCGGCGGCGCTGAATCGCGCGCACAAGAAAGGCGGCCTGTCGAAGGCGGCCAAGGACGCGCTGCGGGAGGAGTTGGGGCTGGCGGCGTAGCGACGAGTCGAAGTCACGAATCGTCCTTCGTCCCTGGTCCTTGGTCATCGAAAAGCAAAAAAACTTTCACCACCGAAAACGCCAAAGACGCCTACCCACCAGAGCCACAAAAAGGCGCGAGCAGGCGCGAAAAGATTTCACGCGACGAGCGTCCCGCCCGCAACGAACCAAGCACTAGAACACCAAGCACTAAAACACTTTTTCAACATGACGGGCCGCGCCAAAATCAAGCCCCCGCGGGGGTTCTTTCTGCCGTATCAAAAGCGGTGGATTGACGACGGCGCGCGGCTGAAGCTGATGGAGAAGGCGCGGCAAGTCGGGCTCTCGCTGAGCACGGCGTACCGGGCGACGGAGAAGACGGCGGACGAGGAGGCGAAGTTCGACATTTGGGTGACCTCGCGGGACGATTTGCAGGCGCGGCTCCTGATCGAAGACTGCAAGTTCTGGGCGAACAAGCAGCGGATCGTGAGTGATGATCTGGGGGAAGTCCTGCTGGAGCCCGGGCGCGGGTCGGTGCGGGTGCTGGAATTTGCCAACGGGAAGCGCATCAACTCGCTCTCCTCGAACATGGACGCGCAGGCGGGGAAGAAAGGGCCGCGGGTGCTGGACGAATTCGCGCTGCACCCAAACCCGCGCGCGCTCTACGAGATCGCGTATCCGGGCATCACCTGGGGAGGGCAGCTGGAGATCATTTCGACGCACCGCGGGAGCGGGAATTTTTTCAACACGCTGGTGAACGAAGCACGGCACAAAGGGAACCCGAAAGGATTTTCGCTGCACCGGGTGACGCTGACGGACGCGCTGGAGCAGGGCTTTTTGGCGAAGCTGCAAGCGACGCTGCCGGCGGACGACGAGCGCCAGGCGATGGATGAGGGCGAGTATTTCAACTTCATCCGGGCCGGGTGCGCGGACGAGGAATCGTTCCAGCAGGAATACATGTGCCAGCCGGCGGACGACGCGGCGGCGTTTTTGTCGTTTGATTTGATTGACCCCTGCACGTTCAAGGGCGCCGACGACCTGCGGCGCGGGGAGGCGCCGGCATGGTTCCGGCGCTGGCCGAGCACGGGGCGCGGGCTGTTTGCGCCCGGATGGTGGCCGGCGGCGAGCGCGGATTTATTTCTCGGCGTGGACCTGGGCCGCACGCGCGACCTGACGGTCCTGTGGCTGATCGAGCGCACCGGCGGCGTACTGCTGACGCGGATGGTGATCGAACTGGAGCGGACGCCGTTCGAGTTTCAGGAAGGGGCGTTCGATGAGCTGATGGAACGGCTGCCGGTGCGGCGGGCGGCCGTGGACGCGACCGGGCTGGGAATGCAGTTTGCGGAGCGGGCGCAGCAGCGCTTTAGCAAATACAAAGTCGAGGCGCTGCGGTTCACCGGGCCGGTGAAGGAGCAGATCGCCTTTCCGGTGCGGAGCGCGTTCGAGGACAAATCGCTGCGGGTGCCGAACGACCGGCAGGTGATCGCGGACCTGCGGAAAGTGCGCAAGGAGACGACGGCGGCGGGGAACCTCCGCTTCGTGGCGGAGCACGACGGCGAGGCGAGCGGGCACGCGGACCGGTTCTGGGCGCTGGCGCTGGCGGTGCACGCGGGCAGCCACGCGCAGCGGTTTGCGGCGCGGGCGGTGCGGACGGCGGCGCGGCGGCGGCAGAATTTTGACCAGCGCCGGGAAGGCGTCTGGGGGCGCGGAACAGACCGGACGGCGAGCGGGGGAGGACGCGCGGCGCGGGCGGCGGCGTGATCGCCATGAAAAAACTCTTTCCACTTTTATTTTTTCTACTCATGGCCGCGAGCACTGATCCCAACGCCCTCGGCGGCGCGAAACTGGTCGCGTCGCCCGGCGAAGTCGTGCCGCAAGGGCGCGGCGGGGGCGCGGGCGAGAAATTGAAAACCGCCTCGATCATCACGGCGCAGCGGATGGATTTGTACCGCCGCACGCAGTTGATGCCGCTGTTTGACCTCACGCCGAAGAAGGTGCGGGATTACCACGATCAGTTCGAGCGCGGGTATTTGTACTTATGCACGAAGATGTGGTTCGACATGGCGCGGAACGACCCGACGCTCCAGGTGGTGCGGGAAAAACGGCACTCCTCGCTCGCCGCGCTGGATTGGGAAGTGGCGCCGCTGGACCGCTCGAAGGAGGCGCAACTCCAGGCCGCGACGCTCCGGCACACGCTGGAGAATTTGCGGGCGACGAACGTGTACGATCTGAACCAGCGCGGCGGGTTGCCGATGCTGCTGCGGAACCTGGCCGACGCCATCGGGATGCAATACTCGGCGCACGAACTGATCTGGTCGCCACAGAGCGGCACGACCAGCGACGGCGCGCCGATGCTCGGGCTGGAGGCGCGGTTCACGCCCCCGTGGTTTTTTGAGAATCTGTTCGGCGAACTGCGGTACGTGGCGACGCTCGGCGGCTATTATGGGAAGCCGTTGGAGCCGAACGGCTGGCTGGTGGCGGCGCGGGACACGCCGCTACTGCGGGCCGGCGCGATCTACTACCTGTTTAAGCATTATCCGATGATTGACTGGGCGGTTTATTGCTCGCGCAACGGGATGCCCGGAATCGTCGGCCACACGGACGCGAACCCGGGGACGCCGCAGTGGGAGCAGGACGCGAAGAGCCTGGAGGAATTCGGGGCGGAATTCATCGGGCTGTTTTCGATCAATGCGAAGATCGAAGGGATTGACCTGAACGCGAAAGGCGAGCTGCCCTACCCGAAGCTGGTGGAGTACTGCGACAAGTGTTTCACGGTGCAATGGCGCGGGGCGGACCTGAGCACGCACAGCCGGGTGAACACGAGCGGGGCGAGCCTGCAACACGACGAGGCGGATTTACTGACGGAAGCGGACGCGGAATGGGCCCAGGCGGTGGTGGACGATCAAATTTGCCGCCCCGTGCGCCAATGGGCGTTCGGGCCGGACGCGCCGCGGCTGGCGGAATTTCGCATCCTGACGCCGGACCGGCGCGACGCGGGCGCGGTGCGGGCGAATTACCAACTGGCGGCGGAGATGAGCCTGCCGGTCTCGAAGAAGGCGGCCTATGAAGATTTGAATTTGACGCCGCCGGACCCGGACGATCCCGGCGACGTGCTGGAAGTCGAACCGCCGGCGCCAACGGCGCCGGACCCGAACCAGCCCGGCGCGATGCCCGGGAAAAAGGGAGCGGCCGGAGCGGGACCGGGCAATCCGCTGGCGAAGGCGCTGGAAAAGCCGCTGACACCGGCGGAGGAAGGCGCGAATGCCGCCACGGCGGCACTGAGTTCGCCAGTCACGACGGCGGAGGAGGACGCGGCGGCGCGGGAGAAATTCGCGGCCGGGCTGCGGGAGGATTTCAAACCGCTGGCGCAGGCCCTCGGGAAGCTGGCCGATTCGGGCGCGCCGCTGACGATGGCGAACGTCAACGCGGTGGCCGGGAATTTCCCGCACCTGGCGCGGGAGGTGTTGCAATCGCACGCGGGGGCGCGGGCGATGCAGACGATTTTGGCGCGGGCGGCGGCGCGCGGGGCGGTGGCGCGGGGAACGCAACTCAAGGCCGTCGAGGCCAAGGTCTAAGAATTTTTGCCAGAAAAAACGCAAAACACCCAGGACGATCCAAAAATTCGATTTCACCATGAACGATGAAACCAAACCCGACGCGGCCTCCGCCGCCGCCAAAGCCGGGGAGGACAAGGAAGCGGCCAACAGCGTGAGCGCGATTTTAAGCGGCACGGAAGACGGGACGCAGCCGGTGTTGAGCGCGGCGAACGCGCAGGACGGCTGGCTGCGGATCGTGCCCTGGGGCGAATACCCGAACGGCCGCCACCGGCAGCAAGTGGACGCGGAGGGCGGGGCGGCGATGGTGAACGCGATGTCGAGCGCGCGGGCGAAGGTGAAGAAAGTGTTCGCCTGGTTCACGGGCGCGAACGCGGCGCTGCCGGTGCACCTGGGCCATCCGGACGATCCGCATTTTGCGGCCCACGGGCACAAGGACAAGACGCAATACGCCAGCGTGCCGGAGATGGAGACGCGCGACGACGGGCTCTATGGGCGGGTCCTCTACAACGAGGACGGCCGCAAGCTGCTGGCGGCGGGGCGCAAGCTGTTTTTCTCGCCGCGGTGGGCGATGCGCGAGCTGGCGAACGGAAATTTTCGCCCGGTGGAAATGCTTTCTCTCGGCCTGACGCCGCACCCGAACATCCGGGAGGCGGCCGCGGCCAACCAAAAAACCATCACCATGAAACCGATCCTGAAAGCCATTGCGTCCCTGCTCGGCCTCGCCGCGACGGACGAACAACTCACGGCCGCCGCCAACGCGACCGCCGGGGGCGAAACGCCTCCGCTGCAAACGGAGATCGAGCACGCCGTGCGCGATCTGAAGACCAAGGCCGAGAAGGCCGACGCCAGCGAAACCGCGGCCGCGAACGCGCGCGCGGAAGCGACCACGCTGACGGCCGAACGCGACGCCGCCCGGGAAGGCCAAAAGAAGGCCGAGGGCGACGTGACGGCCGCGAACGCGCGGGCGACGCAGGCCGAGACGGCGGCGGCGACCACGCGGAAGAAGGCGGCGACGGAGCTGGTGAACGCGGCGCTGGAAGCCGGGCGCATCACCAAAAAGGAGCAGCCCGACTGGCAGCAGAAGTTTGAAGCCAATTTCGAGACGGCCGCGAACGAACTCTCGAAGATCAAAGTCGGCGCGGCGCTGACGGTGATCGGGCGCCGGCCGCCGGCGCAACGCGCGGACGCGACGGCGGCGAACGCCACGCGCAAGCTGACGACGGAGCGGAACCGGCGCTATCACGCCGACCCGAGCCGGTCGCAGGCGGACCACTGGAACGACATGAAGACGGACCCCGAATTTGCGGGGCTCTTCGCCGAGCGCGGGGCCGGCGCCTGAACGGCGCGCGGGCCGGCCAATCCACTTCAACCCAACCTTCAATCCAACTGAAAATGAAAACGATCCTGTTCCTGTTCGATCTCAATTCCCCGAGCCACGCCGGCGCCTTCTGCGCGCTGCTGGTGCTCGCGTACCTGGCCGCCGTGTGGCTGGCCGTGAAACTGCCGCGAACCTTGCGCTTGTGGCGCAAACTGCAAACGGCGCCCTTCCGCTTCGGCGCCCGGCAAAAACTTACCATCGTCTGCAATTCGATGCTGCCGGAATGGATGAACAACACCTCGCGCAGCTTCCTGGTGGACGACAGCGTGACCACGCCGTGGATGCTGGTAAAGGAGAGCGGCACGGCGGGGACGGTGTCGGCGTGCGCGGCGGTGGGCGACAAGCCCATCGGCGTGTGTTTTGACGAATACGACGCCAACAACACGGACGTGCCGGTGACGGTGTACCTGCTCGGCGGCGCGCAAGGGTTTCTGCCGATGATCGTGGGCGCGACGGCGGTGACGGAGGGCGGGGACGTGTACTCGGACGGCGCGGGCAACGTGGTGCCGCGGCCGACGGGCGCGACGGCGCTGTGCTGGCGGGTGGGCATCGCCGCCTTCGCGGAAGCGACCGCGGGGAATTACGTGGCGGTGGCGCCGAGCCCGCCGGTGCCGGTGTGCATCCTGGCGGCAATCACGATTCCGACGGCGGTGGCGACGACCACGCCGACGAATTCGACTCCCTACGGGTTCACCGCGGCGCAGGCGGCCGCGCTGATCGCCAACCTGAACGCGGCGTGGGTGGCCATCGCGGCGATCCAATCCGGCGCGGACGTGCCGGTGGAACTGATGTTCCTGTAACCCTCGCGGGTTGCGCAACCTTAACCAACTCAACTCAAGACCAAATCCAACATGAAAATTCATTCTTCTTACGGCGGCGATGTCGCCGAGCTTGACCCGCAGTCGCCCCTGGCGCTGGTGGCCAATGGCGCCGTGCGGCCCGACCCGGGCCGCGGCGGCGAAATGGAATCGGGCATCGTCCATGTCGCGAACGACAGCCGCTTCGAGGCGGCGACGGCGCCGGCCTTCCTGCAAGACTTCACCGTCGGCTGGAAAGACCCGGGCGGCCTGGACACGTTTCTGGACTTCATTGCGCCGCCGGTGCCGGTGCCGCAACGCCGGTTTGAATTCAAGAAAGGCACGAACCTGGAATACTTCCAGGCGGACACGACAGAGAACCAGGACATCCGCGCCATCGGGCAGCCCTTCAAGACGATCCAGCGGACGCGGTCGAGCGTGAGCGCGAAGACGCTGAACAAGGGCCTGATGATCAAAGTGGACCATGACGACGTGATCAGCGACGCCTTCCGCGAACAATATGCGGAGGCGCTGATGTCGCGGCTCTACCGCACGGAATTGCTCCGGGCGGTGACGCTGCTAAGCGCGAGCGCGCTGGTGAACGCGACCGTGCACTGGAAGACGGACGGCACGCAGGAAAACCCGGACAACGACATGCGCACGGCGATCCTAGCGGCGGGCGACGACGCGGGCATTGTGCCGAACCGGGCGGTTTACGGCCTGGGCGCGTGGGCGCAACGGCAGGCCTGCTACGAGGCGCAGAACAACTACGGCGGCGCCTACATTCCGGCCGGCTACACCGTCCAGCAACTGGCGGCGAAGCTCCTGCTCGATGCGATCATGGTGTTCACGCCGCGCTACCAGTCGAGCGTGAGCGCGAAATCCCGCATCCTGAACCTGGAGGCGATTGCCTTCTTCGCGCAGCCGGGGGTGACGCAGGAAGACCCCTCGAACCTGAAACGGTTCATTAGCCCGACGGAAGGCGGCACGCCCTTCCGCATCTACATCAAGGAGCACGCCAAGTTCACGGAGATCATGGTGGAGCACTACTGCTACACCGTGCTCTGCGATTCGCAAGGCATCCAGGCGCTCACGATTGACGAGAGCTAAGCCTGACCTCCCCTCCTTCGTCCGGCAGCCGCCGGACTTCGGAGGGCCCTTTCATTCCAAAAAATCCCAACCCTCAAAAAATTAAAGTCATGCCCACGAAAACATCCACACCCAAGGAGACGGCGCCCGACGCCGAAACTCCTCCCGCCGGCGCGGCCGCCGGCACGGCGACGACCACCGCGCCGGCGACACCCGCGGAACTGGCGCGCATCGCCGAAACGCTCGGGCTGCCGCCCGGGACCCCGACCGAGGACATCCTCGCCACCATCGAGGCGCTGCGGCAGGGCGGGGGCGCGGCCGATCCCGAGTTCGAGCGCCTGGTGGCGGCGAAGGTGAAGGCCGGCATGGACCGCGAGGACGCCGTCGTGCTGGTGCGCAAGCAACTCGCGCACAACAAGAAGATGGCGCCGGTCTGGAAAGCCGAGGCCGAGCGCAAGCAGCGCCAACGGCAAGCGCGGGAAGCGGCGCAGGCGCGGCTCTAGGCCGCGCGCCGAACCACCGCGCGCGCCGGGTCCGAGCCCCGGCGGCGGCGGGAGAATTTTTGCCCCGAGAAAGCGCGAAAACGAATCCGATAAAAATCCGAAACCAAGAACATGCCCAACTGGATCATGATGGCGGCGAGCGACGTGCTGGCAAATTTGCTGCCGGTCGAGACGACGGCATTGGCGAAGTACAAGCCGACGTACGCGACCGACTGCGCGAATTTCCTGACGCGGATGGCGAACGAGGCGCGGGGGTACGTGGGCGCGAACGACAAGAACCAAATGGCGACAGCGCCGGCGGTGCCCCCGGAGCTGGTGACGGCGGTGACGGACCGGACGATCTTCGCGCTGCTGAAGACGCTGCCGGTGGCGACGCTGCTGACCCCAGACCGGCGGGACGCGAACAAGGCGGCGCTGGCGACGTTCAACGACGTGAAGCGCGGGCTGCTGGCGATCACGCAGCCGGACAGCGCGGAACTGGCGCCGACGCAGCCGGTGACGGGCGGCTTCATGCGGACGGTCAACCCCGGGCGGAAGCTGCGGGGGCGGGAGTTTGATGGACTCTGAAACGGCCGGGGAGGTTAGCCACAAAAATCACCAAAACAATTTTACCGAAGATAACGAAGGAAGCGAAGACGAACCATGATCATGAAGCCCAAATTATGCATTGGCCGGCGGGTCTGGCGCGGGGCGTGCCTCGCGGTGGGGGTGCCGGGCGTGTTCGCGCCGCTGGGCGCGGTGTGGGCGGCGGGGTGGGCGGCGCAGCGGGCGAGCGGGTTTGCGCTGAAACTGCTGGGGCGGTCGTGGGAGAAGGCGTTCGGCGGGAAGGAGGCAACGCCGTGAGCGATCTTGTTTTCCAGGGGGCGCTGGACGCCTTGGACGCGCGGAGCGTGCTGCCGACGGAGGCGCGCACGGCGGTGCTGCAACTGCTGGCGCCGGAGGTGCGGAACGCGGCGTTTTTCTCGGCGGGGGTGACGAAGGCGGATTTTCTGGAGGCGGCGCAGCGCGAGGTGCGGGCGCTGACGACCGGCTTGACGACCGGCGCGGGCGGCACGGACCTGGCCGGCGCGCGGGTGCGGCTGCGGCAACTGGCGCGGGCGCTGGGCTACGGCGAAGGCGGCATGAGCGCGTTTGGCGAGCCGCTGGAAGACGAACAGGTCGGGGGCCTGACGGACCTGACCGGCGATTGGCGGCTGAACCTGATTTTGCAAACGAACCGGGAGATGGCGTTGGGCGCGGGGTACTACAACGCCGGGCAGAGCGCGAATTTGCTGAAGTCGTATCCCTGCCAGGAATTGTTCCGGGCGGCGATTCCGAAGGGCGGAGTGGAGGCGGAGCGGCCGTGGCCGGAGAAGTGGGCGAACGCGGGCGGCCAGTTTTACGACGGGCGGATGATCGCGCGGAAGGACGACCCGATCTGGCTGCTCCCGCTGGAAGCGGGCGGCTTCAACCGGTTCGGGAATCCCTACCCGCCGTTTGATTTCAACTCGTGGATGCGCACGCGCGACACCGCGCGGGACGAGGCGGTGGCCCTGGGCGTGATCGGCGCAGACGACGACGCGCCGGCGCCGGCGCCGCGCGGATTCTTTTTGCAGGCGCAACCGCTGGTGACGGCGGAGTCGGCGCTCGGGCAACTGCTGAGCACGGCGCTGCGCGGGCTGGCGGAGTGGGGCGCGGACGGGGTGTTGAAAATGGCGACGCAGAATTAGCCGCGAAAAGTCACGAAAAACCACGAAAATATTTCACCGCAGAAAACGCAAAAAGCGCCCGCCGGGCGCAGCAAGTCCGCGCCCCGACCAACCCCAAACCCGAAACGCGAAAATTTCATGCCGGCCCTAGTGACATGCACGATATTGGAGGACACCGCCTACGCGGCGATCCGGGACCGCGTCGAACGGCTCTTCCCGGAGGCATGGCCGGAAATGTACGAGGAAGTCGGGCGCGCGGCGGCGAACTTCACGCGGGATTATCTCTACGCGCTGGACCCGCAGCGCGAGAACAAGCTGGGCGGACCGCGCACGCATTTTTACGCGCAGGCGGCGGACGCGACGACGTTCACGTCCGACGCGGACGGGGCGGTGGTGATCGTCGCCAAGCTGGGAATGCGGCTGCGGTATTACGGCGGCACGATCACGGCGGGGGCGGGGACGGCGCTGAGCGGGCCGAACGCGGGCCAGCCGGCGCAGGCGCTGGCGATTCCGGTGTCGCCGCTAAGTTACGGCAAGCGGCCGGGCGATTTCGACGGCTTGAAGCTGGTGGGCTGGCTGGGCGCGGGGGGCGCGCACGGGATGGGGTTGTTTCTGCCGGCGCCCGGACTGGCGCAGCATTTCAAGACGCACCGCGGGGCGAAGAATTTTCACCAGCCGGCGGACGCGCACAACGCGGGCGAGCTGCTGTTCGTGCTGAAGAAGTCGGTGACGCAGGCGGCGGATCAGACGGTGCTCCCACCGATGGATGAGCTGGCCGATTTCATCGCTTACCGCCTGGCGCAATATCTCGGCGTGGGCGGACTGCGGCCGCTGACGCGGGTGGAAGGAGGCGCGCCGTGAGCCTGGTGAAAGAATTGCGGGCGGCCATCGTGGAGCGGCTGGAGAACACGCCGAACCTGCGGGGCGTCCCGGTGATCGTGCGGCAGCCGGGGAACATCCAGGCGAAGATCGAGGAGGGCCTGGCGGCGGGGCTGGGGTGCTGCCTGGTGGTGTTCACGCCCCGGATCGCGCGGGTCGAGCAGAACGCGCCGGGCCCGTATTTCCGGGCCTTGAAGGTGCGGGTGAAGGCAATCGAGAACCCTTTGCTGGAACGGCCGGAGGGCGCGCCGGACGCGGAGGAGCTGATCGAATTCATTTTCACCGCGCTGCACCTGTGGCAGCCGCGGGTGCAGGACCGGCTCATGAACGCGCTGTTTGCCGACGACCCGCCGACGACGGAAGCGGCGTATGTCTTCGAGCAGCGGGAGATTGACGCGCTGTTTGAAACGAGCGCGGGGTTCAAGCCGCAGGCCTGAGGAAACGGAAGAATTTTGCCACACATCAACTACCTGTCACCAAGGGATAATCGCCAAAGAATTTCTCCCCGACGCGAAAAAAACACGCTAACTCAAAATCACCATGTCCCAACCTTCACGCAGCACTTTGATCCCGCGCGGGCCGGCGTCGCTGGCCTTTGGCGCCAGCTCGCCGCCGAGTTTGCTTTCCGTGGGCGACATTGTCGCCGACTTCGTGACCGAGACCGAAATGCGGATGGCCTCGGGCCTGGGGCCGGTGCGCAAGCGGGTGACGGACGCGATGGTGAAGATCAAGTTCACGCCGCTCCAGTACAACAACCTGGCGCTGCTGTTTCCCTACGCGACGACGCAGGTGGGCGCGCGGCTCTCGACGAACACGGACCAGCCGGTGATCATCACGCCGGTGAATGGCGCGCCGCTGACGGTGGCCAACTGCCTGATCACGAAGCTCCCGGGCCTGAAGCTGGCGGCGCGCGGGGCGATGCTGAAGGAACTGGAGATCACCGGGCTGATCAAGACCGGCGCGGATTACACGGCGCCGGCGGCGGGCGATTTTTATTCGCTGGGCGCAGTGGGCAGCGCGGTCGCGCTGGCGGGGTACAACGCCGCGCAAATCTACAACGGCCTTTACACGCTGACCTGGAACGGCACGACCTTCTACGCCGACCAGGAAGGGTTTGACGTGGAGTGGGACCTCAAGATCGCGCCGGTGAAGGTCGACGTCTTCCCGACGCTGGACTATGAACTGGTGTCGTTTCTGGCGCGGGTGAGCTTCACGCCGGTGAACATGACGGAGGCGAACTACGCGGCGCTGCTGCCGACGGGCCAGGCGATGGGCAGCGACCTGACCGGCTACGACGCGGTGATCGCGGCCACTGGCGGGACGCCGACGGTGACGCTGAAAAACGCGGCGGTGAACACGGGCGGCCTGACCTGGGGCGCGGAGAAATACCGCGGCAACAAGCTCGTCTTCGAGACCATCCGCAACGTGACCACCAACGCGCTGGCGGAACTCTTTACCGTGGCCTAAGCGGCCGCCCTCCTGCGCTCAAGCTTCGGAGGGCACGCCATGAGCACATCCACCTTACAACTCACCTGGGGCTCGACCCTCCTGGCCAACCCGACCCGCGAACCGAACGGCGATCTCGTGATCTTCAATAAAATCGGCATCGAGAACCTGACCCAGGTCGCGGAATACGTCCGCGGCCCGGCGGCGCTGCCATTGAACCGGGCGAACTGGCGCACGGTGTTCGACTTCACGGTGGAGTCGGTCTTTGCGAGCGTGCTGGCGGCGCAGCAATTCGTGATCGCGCAGATGGCGGCGCTGGAGGCGGAGCCGGGCAACACGCTGGCGTTTGCGTGGGGGCAGAGCGGCGTCGGCGTGTACAAGCCGACGCTGGCGGGGGCGATCCTGCGCAGCGCCGCGCCGAAGTTCGACGGGCTGACGGTGCGCTGGACTTACAATATTATCGGAGGCGTCTTCTCGTGAAATTCGGCCAAACCATTTTTGTCGCGCTGGACGCGAAAGTGTTCGGCTCGCCGACGGACGACGACACCGACGCCGGCCTTATCGCGTGGGCGGGATGCGATTTGTGGTTCGGGGTCGCGCTGTTCGACGATGAAGAGATCATCACCGACCTCTCGAACCTGGCGCAGATCACGGCCTGCCTGAAGGCGCCGGACACGAGCCAGCCGAACAGCATCCCGACCCCGGACGACGCGGTCTTGTGCGAATTCACGACCAACAGCTTCGCGCCGACAACGGAAAGCCAATGGACCGGGACACCGCGCCAGGCGATGACGACGCTCTACTTCACGGCGGACCAGATGAAGCTGGCGCCGGGGAAATACTGGCTCTCCTTCGCCATTGTCACCGTGGACGGCCACAATCTGACGGCCGGGGCGGGCTGGATCGTGGTGCAGCCGAACGCCTTTTTCCCGGACGCCACGCCGCCGTCGCCGCTGCCGGCCTCGTATCCGGAAGCGACCAGCGACGGCAAATACCTGACGGCGATTCCGGCGAACACGAACTGGCGGATTTATAACGGGAGCGTCTGGCAGGAGTTCAGCCCGGACACCAACCTCTATTACACGCCGTGGGTGAAGATCATCAACGGCGTGCCGACGGTGGTTTATGCGGCGGAGGGGCAGTCCTGATTTTTTGCCACCAACAAGACAAAGACCACCAACTCGAAACTCGAAACCTTTTCCGCATGAGCGCCACCACCATCGCCTATTCCACGACCCAGTCGGACGGCCGCTATTTGCGGGCGACGTACGGCAACTGGCGGATGAAGGAGGACGGCACCGAGCAGCTTTACTGCCCGGACAACGGGCTGTGGTACACCTTCTGGCCGAAGCTGGTCAACGGGGTGGTGACAAGGGTGCTGGCGGAGACGGGCGAGAGCTAATCAGCCACAAAAAACACGAAAATTTCCAACCGGGCGCGGTTCTGCTGTCCAGCAGAGCGCCCCGACAAACTCGAAACACTTTTAAATCATGGGCGACGAAGCCGACAGCAATTTGAAGATCGGGGTGCAGGTGGTGGGCGCGCCGGCGGCGGCGGCCGACCTGCGGAATGTGGCGCAGGCGCAGCAGAGCATTTACGTCGGCATCAACGACGAATTGCTCGGCCGGCTGCGCAATTTCGCGGCGAGCAACAGCGCCGGCGCCAGCAGCATGGAGGAAATGGGCGCGAGCGGCGCGCGGCTGGCGCGGGCCTTCCGCGAAGTCGAGGGCGGCGTGATCGGGGTGGACATGGTGATGTCGGGCAATCTGCTGCCCGGCATCCGGCTGCTGAGCATGGGCATCCGCGGGCTCTTCATTGCGATGGCGGAAAATCCGGCGATTGCGGTGCTGGCGGGAGTGGTGGCGGCGGTGTTCGGGCTGGACGAGGCGTGGAAATCGGCGACGAAGTCCATCACCGGCCAGCAGAAGGAGATCGCGGAAAACACGAAGCAGATGGGGAAGGCGCTGGCGGAGGCGGCGAAGGACCCGGCGAAGGATTTGCGCGACCAATATGACGCGATTTTGGCGGACCAAAAGGAAATTATTTCCGCCAGCGAAACCTATTTAAGCTCGCTCGAAAAACTGGCCAAGGCGCAGGACGACCTGAACAAGGCGAAACTGAAGGCCGAGGAGAGCGAGGCGGTCGCGGCGGCGCAGCGGCGCGGGGCGAGCCCGGAGGAAATCGAGGGCATCAAAGCGCCCTATGAAAAAAACCTCCAGGGCATTGACGACGCCGCGCGCGGACGGGACGCGCAGGGCGACGTGATGCACGCCCAGGCGAAGGCGGCCGAGGCGGAGATGGCGCGGGGCGACGTGGAACAGCGGCTGGCCGGGATGGCGGCATTGATCGCGCACGCCCAGGACGTGATGGCGAAGGCGACGGAAAACATCACGGCGGCGCGGGCGCAGGAAGCCGAGCGCGAGGCGAAGGTGATGGCCAACGCCCAGGGCGGGCTGCCCGGCGGCCCGAGCACCCAGCAGGCCCAAGCGACGGCGGAACGACGAGTGGAGGCGATGCGCGCGGAGTTCGCGGCCAGGGAGGCCGATTACCAAAAATTGATCGAGCAGGGCAACGCCGTGATCCAAAGCCTGCGCGGCGGCGACGGCAAGGACAAGCCGGGGATCGCGCAGCTCACCCAGCAATTGCAAATTTTGGCCGAGAATGAACAAGCCGCGCGCAACGAGGTGCAGGCGGCGCGGTTGAAGGCGCAGGCGGTCCCCTTCGAGAACCAGGCCGATGACGACGGCACGCCGCGGGGCGCGAAAGCGGCCGCGCCGAAGCCGGCGGCGCAACGCGAGGAACTGGAGGCGCAGCTGCGACAGATTTTACAGGCCATCCTCGGCGGCTTGGCCGGGGCGCAGCCGACGCGGCAGGATTTCACCCACGACGCCGCGGGCAACCTGACGGGCGTGGAGACGGCGGGGCAATTCGGCGCGCGGCAGAACCAATACGCGCGGCTGGCGACGGCGGTGTCCGGCGCGGCGGCGAAGCTGGAGCAGGGCAAAGGCGCGACGCCGGAGGAAATCGAAAACCTGATCGGGCTGCTGAACCGGCTGGCGGCGGCGATGGATTCCGGCACGACCGTGACGACGACCACCGGCGCGCTGCGGGCGCTGGAGCGGCGCATCGCGCAACTGGAACAGAACCACGAGAACACGGCCGGCCAAATCCAGGATTTGGCGAACTATTAAGACCTTCTCTTTATGAAAAAATATCTCCTCCTGTTCTTCTTGGCCCTCGCGGCCTTCGCCGCGGTGGGCTGGCCGCTGGCCCTGGTGCGCGGGCAGAACTGGACGCCGCCGACGGCGAGCGCGGCCGCGCCGGTGATGGCGAATTTCACGAGCGGCAATTTTACCGGAAACCAAACCATCGGCACGGTGGACACGGGCGCGAACGCGGGGAACGGGACGAACTTCACCGTGAAGAGTGGAGGTTCGATCATCCTGGCCGGCGGCACGCTGAGCGCGGGGAATGGGACGGTCACCGGAGTGGCGACAGCGAGCTCGCCAGTGTTTTCGGGCAACGTGAATTTGACGGGCGCGACGGTGGCGTTTCAACCGTTCGGGGTGACGGGGTTGAGCACGATTTTGGAAAGCTACGTGCCGCCGACGAACACAACCACGCCCGCGAATTATACCGGGACGTGGTCGTTGGTGGGGGTGAGGCAGGCGCTTGACCCGGCACCGCCGCAGGGGGTGTGCGAGGACGAGGATTTTCTGAACGGCCCGGTTTACCCAAATATCGGGCTGACCAATCTTACCCTCACGAACGGTACCTGGACGACCGGCGCGGGGTGGGGCAACGGGACATTCTTCGCGGGTGGAAACGAGGAAGATTTTGTCTCCGCCCAGACCTACACGATTCCGTTCTTTCAGGACTCGGCGAACGTCTCGGCGGTGGCGACCGGCGCGGGCGTGGGCTTTTTCACCGGCTTTTACGTGGGTAATGTAGGCAATTTAACCGCACCCCGGTTCGGCACTTACTACGATGCGTACAACGGCACGATCTCACTTTACTGCAACCTTTCGACCGCGCACACCTCTGACGTATTTTTCAATCCCAGCACCGGTTATCCGATGGCAAATACCAGCGTGGCGGCGGGTGGTTACGCCTGCAATTTGACGACGGCGGCGCAGATTTATGCGATGAACAGCGGGTGGGCTATTTCCGCCTGGCTAAAGCCGGCCGGTGGTAAAGCGCAGCCCATTAGCAATACACCGGGAGGGGCCGGGGTGGAACTGAAATATTGGGGTGCCTTCGATGCCCAGACGCCCGCAAATTTGGCGAAAATCCACCCAATACGGGCGGCGATTGTTCCGAGCACGGCGAGCGGCAATATCGTGGTAACTCACCTCCAGGACGGCTACGCCGGCGGCGTGGGCGTGGATAATCTCCGGGGCTACTTTTGCGAAGATGGAACGCCGACGGGGAACTCCCGATTTTTTACCGCGACGATGATGTTTCCGGCACCGGCTTATCCGGTTTCAGCCTGTGAGAACGTGGTCTTTAAGTGGAATCCTGATACTGGGAATATTGTGCAAACCGGTTGGCTGGCGGACTTGCGCCCAAATAGCGCGTGGAACACCGGCAACGACGTTTTAGGCGATGGCGATTGCTCGATGATCTATGACCGCGTGGATGGCCCCGCAGGCCCGAACGGGACGCCGATTCCCGAGTCGCGCATTGTATTCACCAACCAAAGTGACTGGGGGGTGAGTGGGTTTACTGGGAACATCGGAGCCTATTATGCGACCGTCACCGCCGGCGAGGACATCCGCTATGGCGTGCACGTTTTCCAGAATCCGACACTGATTCCATTTAATCTCCTGGCAGCGGGAAACAGTTCGTCGCAATGCTACCCGGGAGACCTAAAGGTGATCAATGGCGTGCAGACCGCGACCCTCACGGAAGGGTTTACCGCGAACACCACGCTATACACTTCGGCTTGGACATTTTCCTCCGCGAATTTGACGACCGCCAATATCACCCTGCTGGGTCGGAATACGGCATTGTCCAGTAACGACGGCGAAGGGCCGTTCCTAACCAAGCTGGGCAATACCTGGTTCATCGTACAGCCGCAATCGGGCAATTCGACGGCGGGAAAAGCGGTAGTGCTGAACTTGGATTCAACGCTGACGACGAACGCAACCTGGTACGCGGGTTATCCGGCGCAGGCAAATTTTCTCGGTTTTGACGACCTGGAGCCGGTTCAGCGGCAGAACACCACCACCGAATACCTTCTCACGAACGACGGGCTCTTTTGGAACGGACAAAGCGCCAGCCAGGGCGCGGACATTGAGATTTGGGAATCGAGCTATGTCATGCCCGCCGATCAATTTTACGAGATTGTTTTGCCACTGCTAACCGCGCCTTAATCCCATCTCTACCATGAAAAAGATATTTCTCATTCTGATTTCGCTGCTGGCGTGCGCTCTGGCTCATGGCCAGGGTGCGGTTGCCAGTACTTTCAGCGGCAATTTTTCGCCGCCCGGCGCACTGACGGCTGGGGCGGTTGGTAATTCTACCACAGTGCCGGTAATCACCTATGGCTCGAACGGCGTACCGACGAGTTATTCCAATGCCACCATTCCTACGGGGTCTTCGCCAGGAGGAGGCAATACGGATGTGCAGGTGGCGAGCGCGGGTAATTTTACAGGAACGGCGAACCTGACTTTTAATGGCTCTGTCCTCACCACGAGCGCCAATCAAAGCGCGTCTTCCCTGGTAGTGGCCGAGTTTCTCTCCCCCAACCAAACCACCAGCGCATCGGGAGGGACAGGAGCTTATCAATATTTCGGCGTAGCTGCTTCTAATTATAATTTATTTACTTCTGCCTTTCACTACATCGGTGCGGGTAGCACCGCTAACTCATGGGGGATTGCGGCATACGGCCTTGGGCCGCAAAACTACGGCATCAACCTTTCTGGCAATGGCACCTTTTGGTTGGGAAACAGTGTTAATTTTTTGGCTAACGGTGGAACCTTTAGTGGAAATTTGACCGCGTACAATTACGCGGGCAACACCACCGGGAACGCGGCCCCGGCGGGGTACATCGGGGAGCTGATAGTGGCAAGTAATTTGACGGGGAATTTCACGCTGACCTCGGGAAGTACCGCGATTGTTTGCAATGTCACCCTGACGCCGGGCGATTGGGATGTGACCGGCTGGTACGAGGACACCACCACCGTCACCAATATCAGCGGGCAGACGTTCGGGTTGAGCAGCAACACGAGCAACACCCAGGGCAACTTCACGGGCGGCGCGGGGTCGTCCCAGCCGGACGCGGGGCCGTTGCCGGTGGCGCAATGGCAGGTGACCACGAACACGACGGTCAATCTGCTGGCGAACGTGATTTACGTGAGCGGCGGGGGGAATATCTCGGCGCTGATCCGGGCGCGGCGGGTGCGGTGAATAAATTTTCAACCTCAACTAAAAACTCCCATGAACACCAAAGATTCGATCACCGCGCTCATTGTCGCGGCCACGCTGGGGCTCTCGGCCCTGGTGCAACACGGCGTCCTCACGCCGGCGGAATCTTCCGCCATCGCCAACCAATTGCCGACGCTTTTTCAAGTTCTCATCGGACTCGTCGGCGTCATTGTGGCCATCCTCCATCGCCGCGCTGCCGAAACGGCGGCGGTGACCGCGGCGCAAACACCCGCGGCTCCCAGCGCCCCGGTGCCATTCCCGGCGCATGGACCGGGCGGATTCATCGGCGTCAATCTGCTACTGTTCGTCGCCCTCTTTGGCGCGGCGGTGACGCTGTTCATTCCCGACTGGAATAAGGAGGCGAAGCCGGCCATCGAGATCGTCTTGGGCATTGTCGTCGCGTTTATCGTGGCGTGGATGCTGGGGTACGCCGACGACAAGGAGGAGCGCGCGCCGGACCGGAGATCAGGCTTCGCCCAGGTGAAGCTGCTGGCGTTGATCGCGGCGGTGGTGGTGGCATTCGTGCTCGCGGGGTGCGCGTCCACCAATGGCACCCAGGCAGCCGGCAATGGCACTTTGGCAATCAGCAACACGACGACCGGCGGCGACATTGCCGCCAATTTGACGGCCGCGTTCATCGCGCAGACGCCGGCGGAGTTGGCGGCGAATTTGCAGACGGCGACCTCGCTCGGCGCGGCCGTCGCCCTGGCGGAGAAGCCGAGCCTGCGGCCCGATTTGCAGGCGGCCTACGAAGCGCTCACCGTCGCGAGCGCGAACGGCCATACCTCATCCGCGCAGCTCATCGCCGATCTCAACGCCGAGGTTTCACCGGCCAACCAGAAAGCGGTGGACGCCGTCTTTGCGGTGGTCCTGGCCGACTTCGATTCCCGGCTGAAAGCGGACGCCCCGCTGCTGACCGCCGACCAGTCCGTCGCCGAGGCGCGCACGCTCCTCGCCGGCATCCAGGCCGGCCTCAAGGTCGCGCTCTCCACTTGACATGAACTCCTACAATCAATCACTAAATAGCACCGCGCACGCCGCCGAGGCCCTGCGCCTCGAAGCGGTGACGGCGTGCGTGGGGTTCGACGACCTCCTCGACGCCACGCTGCCGCTGAACCACCCGCAGGTGGACACCTTCATTGTGGTGACGAGCCACGAGGACAAGGCCACGCAGGCGGTCGCGCGCAAGCACGGCGCGATCTGCGTGCAGACGGATTTGTTCCGCAAGAACGGGCGCGGATTCAACAAGGGCGCGGCGCTGAACCGGGGCCTGGCGCGCTTCCAATACCACGGCTGGCGGCTGCATCTGGACGCGGACATCGCGCTGCCGGATAACTTCCGGCGGCTGCTGTTCAACCACACGTATCTCGATCAGGAATGTCTCTACGGCGCCGACCGGGTGGATTTAATCGGGAGAAAGGAATGGGCGAACGTGCTGCAGCCGCGCGCGGGGTTGGGGGTGCCGCAGCATAGTGGCGGGGCGTTTGTGACGGCGCAGGCACCGCGGCCGGTGGCGTCGCGTTACGTGGACACGCTCGACGGCTACGTGCCGATCGGCTTCTTCCAGCTCTGGCACGCGCGCTGCCAGCATGATTATCCGTGGACGCTGGGCTCGGCCGCGCATGACGACGTACTGTTCGCGGCGCAATGGCCGGCCTCGCAGCGGCGTTTGCTGCCGAGCGCGATCTGCTACCACCTGTGCGCGCGATCGCCGAAGTTAGGCGAGAATTGGGACGGGCGGCGGCGGCAGCCGAGGATCGGCTGAAAGTCACAAAACGTCCTTAGTCCCTGGTCCTTAGTCTTCCGAATTCGTGACCAAGGACAAAGGACATTTCGAGACCGTTTTTGACCCATGCCCATCAGCCAAATTTGGACACTTGAATATCTCGGCATCACGGCAGCCGGGACGGGAGGAGGCAACAACGGCGGCAATCCGATAACCGGAACGCCGGTGACGAAGACGCTGGCGGCGTGGGGCATCACGGGGTGTGAAATCACGCGCTTGAGCCAGGCGGCCGACCAGTGCGTGCTGCGGCTCGAGGGCGTGGCGTTCGACGCCGACGAGATTTTCGTCTACCAGAGCATGCTGTCCATCAAGCGCAGCGGCGTAGTGTGGTTTCAGGGCGTGGTCACGAAGACGCCGAAAATGGGCCGGCCGAGCGCCGAGGGCGTGCAATATGTGGTGAGTGGCCCATGGTGGTGGCTGGAGCAGGTCGTTTACCAGCAGTATTGGTGTCTGTTTCCGTCCGCTGGCGGCCCGACCGCCACGCAAATGCCGCAGTCGCACGTCATTTTGTTTGCGGATGTTTTGGGTGATTTAATTGACACGGGCACGCAGATCGAATCGGCCATGACGTACGCGCTGGGCGCGAATCTGCCGCTGCAGCTCGGCGCGGTGGGCACCGAAATCGAGGTGCCCGACGAGGCGGGGAGCGATTTGACCATCGCGGAGGTGATCAAGCGCGCATTGCGCTGGCATCCGGACGCGATCACGTGGTTCGACTATACGACCTCGCCGCCGACGTTGAACATCCAGCCGCGCAGTGCGCTGGCGCCGGTCTCGCTGCCGTGCGTGGGCGCCCCGGCGAGCGAAATTGAGATCACGCCGCGCTACGACTTGCAGCGGCCGGTGGTTTCCATCCATTACCGGCAAGTTAACACCTACCAGGGCCTGCAACAACTTTTCGAGAGCATTGACCAGTATCCGGCGGACGCCTCGGAGGTGCAAGCGGGGGCGTTGGTGATGACGGTGGACTTGACCGGCAATCGCTACACGTGGCTGACGCAGGAGGTGACCGCCCCAGGGCTGGATGCCAACAACCAGGCGTGGTGGCAGCAGAAACTGCCGCAGTTGAGCGACGCCGCGATTTCCAACCTGAGCGTCGTGGACAGCAGCGGGCAGGTAAATCCGGTCAACGATGGCGACACCGTTTACGGCAACGAATTGCAGACAGGCTCGATCGCGGGCTGGATGACGGACGTGCATGCCAGCGAGGCGAATGCGTCGGCGTTATTCAATTACGACGAGACGACGGTGGACGACGCCGGCAACACGGTGGTCAACCACGTCACGGGCAAGGCCTTGTCGGTAAAAGTGGTGACGACGGACGCAACCTCGCAGACGTACCAATCCATCGGCGGTTTCATCGCGGGTGACCCGCTGCCCGCCCCGGGATTGGCGGCGTACTACTACAATTTGCTGGCGCCACTGCAGTACGACGGCAGTTTCAGCATGGTGGAAGAAGAGGCGGGCGACAGCGGCGGGCCGTTTGCCGGGCAGGTGCTGAACCTGACCGGCGGCCGGAGCGAATGGACCACGATGAATGCCCAGATTTACGTGGTGACGGAGAATCTGGCCACGGGCGCGACGACCCTGCGCATCGGGCCGACGAAGCATCTTTCGCCGGCGGACATGGTGGCTCACCTGCGCGCCGCGCGCGACCGGGTGATCGGCGCGCTGGCCGAGCGGGTGACGGGCATCCTGACCGGCGGCGAACAGGTGCTGCCGACGACTCATCCGAAGGAGACGTCCGGCAAAGGCGCAGGTTCGCCGCCCGCGCACGATATTTACGTCGGGCACACCGGCACGCCCGGGCAGGCGCCGTCCGGTTCGCCGTTGCTGACCGTCAAGCCGACGGGATTGGATGACTCGATTGATCCGGACGAGATTTCCTCGTCTCCCGTTGTCCAACTGGCGGCCGTCTACGTGGTCAACAACGGCTCGGTGCAACAGACGGTGACGTATCGAAGCCCGGCGTTTTAATTGTCAGTGCGTTGGTGCTTAGTGTTCTAGTGCTTAGTTTTTTCGAATTCGAAACTAGACTTTCCATGCCGACCCCATTCTGCGCCGTGCTCGACGAGTTGGTGGGTTTCGCGCCCCAGTCGTATAATAGCAATCCTTCGCAACTTTACAGCGTGGCCAACGGGGGCGATTCGCCGGCGGGCGAACTGCAGCGTTTTTTTTCGCTGAGGGACATCACGTTTTTCGCCCAGATGACGTTCAATTTCGCGGGCGCGCCGCCGCCGCCGGCCTACAATTTTGCCTGCAGCAGTGATGGCGGAGGCGGCCCGATGCCGGTCAACCTCGAGCCTTACGCACGCCTCGGCTACGGTCCGGGAGGGATCAGCCTGGGCGCGACCACCGAGGACACCGACGAATCCGGCCTGATCACGCACGGCGGCAGCGTTTCTTTCGGGCTCACGTGGCTGAACTGGAGTCGCGGCCAATGGAAGCTTGCGCCCAGCCTCTACGCGGCCTCAAGCGACGGTCTGACCTACATGCTCGCCAGCTTGTGGACGCTCGACGTGCTTGTCGGCGGCGATTACCAGAATACCTTCGGCGCACCGCCCAGTTTTCCGATCTCGCTCAATTCCGGCGGTCACACCTGGACTTACTCCGACTTCCAGGTGGGTACGGTGGATCTGTGGGCGCAGACGCTCTTCGTTTACGCGTGGTTTGCGGGAACCGGCGGTGATGTGGTTTACCCGATTACCCAAAATCCGTTCATCACGAGCTTCACATACGAAATTGGCGTCACGGCGGACGATTACTGGCAGCCCTCAGACTTCGACTAAAGGAAGTGTTCCAGTGCCTGGTGCTTTGGTACTTAGTGGGGCAAGCGCAGATTTGAGCGTTGAGCGTCACGGATGGCAGTTTTCCGGGTTGAAACAAGCGCGACGGTGACGCAAGGTGGGCGGATGTCGCAGCCAGCGGCCGGAGCAACGGTGTTGTCGGGCAACGTCGTGGACGTGGTCGGACAGCGCGTTTTCGCGGGGAGGGTCGAGCTGGCGGGAGACCGCGTGGCGCGGGTGATCAAAGAAGGCGCGCCGCGGGAGGGGGCGCCCTGGTACGCGCCGGGCTTCGTGGACGCGCATGTGCATGTGGAGAGCTCGATGCTGCCGCCGAGCGAGTTTGCGCGCGTGGCGGTGACGCACGGCACGGTGGCGACGGTGAGCGACCCCCACGAAATTGCCAACGTCCTCGGCGTGCCGGGGGTGCGCTGGATGCTGGTGGACGCGCGGCGGGCGGCGATCAAGATTTTCTTCGGCGCGCCCTCGTGCGTGCCGGCGACGAGTTTCGAGACGGCGGGCGCGAAGTTCGGCCCGGCCGAGGTGGGCGAACTGCTGGACGACCCGGACATCTGGTACTTGTCCGAGGTAATGAATTTTCCCGCCGTCATCCACGGCGATCCGACAATGCGGGCGATTATCGCGGAGGCGAAAAAGCGCGGCAAGCCGGTGGACGGGCACGCGCCGGGCGTGCTGGGCGAAGATTTGAAAAAATACGCCGCGGCGGGCATCCAGACCGACCACGAGTGCACGACGCTGGAAGAGGCGCGGCAGCGCGCGGCGCTGGGCATGATGGTGTGGATCCGCGAAGGCTCGGCGGCGCGCAATTTCGAGGCGTTGTGGCCGTTGCTGCGCGAACGGCCGGACCGGTGCGGGTTTTGCAGCGACGACAAGCATCCGGACGAATTGGTGCTTTCACAGATTGACGCGCTGGTGCGCCGCGCGGTGGCGTATGGAGTGCCGGTGATGGACGCATTGCGCGCGGCCACCTTCAACCCGGTGCGCCATTACCGGCTGCCGGTGGGGCTCTTGCAGCCGGGCGACCCGGCGGATTTGATTGAGCTTTCCGACTTGCAGCATTTGCACGTGCGGCGGACATGGGTGGCCGGACGGCTGGTGGCGCAAGAGCGGCGGGCGCTGACCGAGCACACGCCGGTGACGCCGGTGAATTTATTCCGCACCGGGCCGAAGCGGCCGGAGGATTTCGCGCTGCGCGCCGTGCCGGGGAAACGTATCCGCGTGATCGAGGCGATTGACGGGCAGATCGTGACGGGCGAGTCGGTGGAAGCGCCGCGGGTGACGGCGGAGGGTTTCGTCGCGTGCGACCTCGGGCGGGATTTGCTCAAGTTGGCGGTGGTGAACCGCTACGCTGACGCGCCGGTGGCGGTGGGGCTGGTGCGGAATTTCGGACTGCGGCGCGGCGCGCTGGCGTCGAGCGTGGCGCACGATTCGCACAACGTGGTCGCGGTGGGCGCGAGCGACGAGGAACTGGCGCGGGCGGTGAACCTGGTCATCCGCAGCGGCGGGGGGTTGAGCTACGCGAGCGCGGAAACGGAAAAAGTATTACCGCTGCCGATTGCGGGGTTGATGAGCACGGCGCCGGCGACGACGGTCGGGCACGCGTACCAGGAATTGTCGCAACTGGCGCGCGCGGATGGTTGCCGGCTGCAGGCGCCGTACATGTGCCTGTCGTTTTTGGCGCTGCTGGTGATTCCGCAGTTGAAGCTGGGCGACAAGGGGCTCTTCGACGTGGGGAAGTTTAGTTTGGTGAGCCCGTGGGTGGATTGA